CCGGAATTCCTTATTATAAAGATATAGTAATTGCCCCTTATCATTTTCAACTAGCATTATCATCAGATACTTATGCAGTAAGAAATGCATGCCCAGAAGAAAAATTAAAAGTAACTTATTTATCAGGTAATGAAAACTGGGATTTAGCTTTATATCGATTATCAACACCTTTCGGTAAAGCTTCCCTTCCAGATTTTAGAAAACATTTTATGACTAATGAAAATTATATAGAACGTATGAGACAAACAACTACTGGTTTACAATATATTCCAACAGGATGTAAACTCACTAGTATGATTAATATGATCTCAATTTCACCAGGAGAAAAAGTTTGGGAATGTGCAGAAATGAACACAACTTATCATGATTTAATTATCGTTAATTCATTGAGAGCTCATGTAAGCCAAACTCAAGCAGGAGATTGTGGAGGAGTTTTAGTTATGAATAATAGAAAATCTTCAGAAAAAGTTATTGGAATACATATTTTAGGTAGCGACACAGAATCACGTGCTGCTCTTATTACAAAAGAAAGATTAATAACTTTAGAATCAAAGATTCCAGTTTTCAAACCGGAAATGAGTGTAGAAGTAGTTGACATTATTGGTCAACAATTTGTAAGTACACCAGAATATCCCGTCCCAGTAATTAATAATTATTTAGGTCCTAATCATCCTATGGGTGATTTTGAATTGTTAGGAACAACTAACTATACTAAGCCTTTCCCAGATAAATCAGGATTATTAAAGCATCCATTTTATGGAGCATTTGATGTTAAAGTAGCACCAGCTATTTTCCATTTAGATCAAGTAACTAAACCCGAAAAATTAGTAGTAGATAGATTTGGTAATCCAAATATGTTAATTTCACAAACCTCAAAATGGGGTAAAGTTTTTGACCCAGTACCAAATTTAGAAGAAGATTTATTAGATATGAAAGAACAATTAACTAACTATTATGATCAAGTATTTGAAGGAATTGAATTAGGACCAGTATCCATTATGGATGCTATTAATGGAAATGGAGAATTTGAAAGAATTAACGTAAAATCATCCCCAGGACTCCCTTTTATTAAACAATACTCTTCAAAATTACAAATGTTAGAAGTTGATACTTCTGATGGAAATTTAGTTTATACACCAAAAGATATTTTGAGAAATAAAGTAGAACATAGGATTTCTTATGCTAGACAAGGATTAAGGACTTGGTCAATGTGGAAAGACTGTTTGAAAGATGAAACTCGCTCATTAGAGAAAGTTGCAACTGGAAAAACTCGTGCTTTCGTTAGTTCACCAATAGATTATGTCGTAGCAGTAAGAATGATTATGGGAAATTTTAAACATCATTTTAAAACTAATGGAGATAAATTATTTCATTCCGTTGGAATTAACCCAATGTCATCTGACTGGAGTAAATTATATAAACGTATGGGAGCAGTAGCTCAATATGGTATTGATTGCGACTTTAGTACATATGATGGTAATCTTAGAGAAGATTTCATTCGTACGGCAATTGATATTATATTAGAAACAATTAAAAATCATTCCAGTTCACCAACTTTAGATACTGATCTAATAGCTTTAAAAACTTTATTAGACGAAGTTATTTATACAGTTCAATTATCTGGAGAATCTTTATATATGTCAAAACATGGAAACCCATCAGGTTCTCCATTAACAACAGAAATTAATTGCATAGTAAATATGCTTTATCATTGGTATTGTTATAGAAAAATTACTAAATTAGAAGGTTTAGATGCATTCACTCGTGATTGTTTCTTTACTTGTTTTGGTGACGATGCGTTATTAGTCTTTAAGGCTAGCACAGGAATTAACTTTTCAAAAGTTAAGGAATGTATGTCAACTTTAGGT